CTTAAAGACGGGAAGGTCATGGGGGAGATCAAGCGACACTATGGTGAGGTGTATGAGGAACAGCTAAAGCCCTGGGCCAGGGATATCGCCAACTCGTCGAACATGGACGAGGCCACGAACTGGTTTGCTATGAAGGTGTGGCGACCCTTGCGCATGAATACCGTTATCCATGCCCTCTCTGGCAACCTGAACATCATCCTCTCCCCAGATACAGGCATGCGGAACTACCTCCACATGATCCCCTACTGGACCTTGCACAAGGCCGAGTATGTGGCCCTTGCGGAGCAGCACTCGAAGGAGCTAAAGCATACCTACCAGAACCTCGATCGTGACTTCAAAGGCGCATTGCGCCAGTCCATCATCCCCAGCACCTTCGGAGTTATCCAGACCAAGGCAGCGGAGATGCTATGGCGACCGGTGGTAGCGGCCTCTACCCCGTTCCGCACCATGACCTTTGCTGTAGAGTTCAAGAAGGCCAAGGAGCGGGGGCTGAGTGATGTAGAAGCCTCCAACGTCGCCGACGGCTTCGTCCGCCTTCACCATGGCGCAACGTCGATCGTCGACCTTCCTGCGGTAATGCGCCAGGGGGAGATGATGAAGACCTTTACCTTGTTCTACTCCTTCCAGAACGCCATGTATAACTGGCAACGGGGGATCAAAGGGAACCTTAGTCGTGGGGAGTGGAATGAGGCGATCAAGAATACCTGGGGAGCGGTTGTTCTCCCCTCCCTGATCGGCTTTGCTCTGTTCAACAAGTATCAAAGGGACGACTCTTGGTGGGAGATAGCGGCGAAGACTGGCGGAATGCAGCTGATGCAGACCATGCCGCTAGCGCGGGATATCGCGGGGACTATGGTTGAGGGCCGGAACGCCAAGACCTTGCTAACCTCGCTGATCGAGGCAGCGGGAAAGCTCGTCCAAGACGTTGATAAGGCCATCAGCAGCAAGCCGATCAAGAAGCCGTTCTCTGATGCTACGAATGTGATCGGTCCATTGACAGGCCTGCCGCTGGGTCAGGTAGGTAAGACTGGGCAGGCTATGGTTGATGTGGAGTCCGGGAAGGTCAAGCCTAAGAACCTGATCGACTACGCAAGGCTAATCATCCAAGGCAAGAAGTCCTCCACTGGCAAGGAATGGCAATGGTGGGACTCGGCTAGCAAGTGGTGGGGAAAGGACTTCTAGATGGAACAGAACTTCGTAGCGAGCTTGAAGGCCCTCCTCAAGAGCGAGGGTGGGAACGATGACGACCCGGCGGACCACGGTGGGAGGACCTCCAGAGGGATTACCCAATCGGAGTACAACCATTGGCGCAAGATGAATGGCAAGGTCGCAAGGGATGTGTGGACCGCCACAGACGCAGAGGTGAGGCAGATCTACTACGACGACTACTGGTTGCCTTATGGCCCAGACTTCCCCAAGGGTCTGGACTATCTGTACTTCGACATGGCTGTCAATGCTGGGCCCAGCCGGGCCATGAAGCTCTTGCAGCGGACCCTGGGGACTAAGGAGGATGGGATCTGGGGACCCAATACCAACCGAGCTCTCTTGGCAGCCAACCCTGTGCAGCTAGTGAAGGACTACACCGCGGTGAAGAAGGCGTTCTACAAGAGCCTAAAGCAGCCGAAGTACACTCAGGGATGGCTCAATAGAGCCAACGAGGTTCAGGCTATAGCGTTGAAGATGCTTGCTTAACCAAGGAGCTTGCTATGTCTGTTGTTCAGATCATACTTGATTGGATTGTGATGAAGGCCAAAGAGCCCAGCACCTGGGTGGGCCTTGGGACCATGTCTACCGCGGTCGGCTGGCAGGTTTCGCCAGAGCATTGGAACGTCATCGCCACGATCGGCATGGGCCTTGGCGGACTGATGGCCACGATCCTGTCTGAGAAGAAGTCCCAACCGTAGTGGTTGAGCAAGCCCGAACATGGCTGCGCGAGAATAGTACGCTGATGTACTTCCTTGTCGCGCAGTTCATTGCTCTCTCGGCAGGCGGGGCGAGCTTCTTTGCCTACATGGTGAAGCTAGAGACCAGGGTCCATACTATCGAGACTAGGGGTGCGGAGTTCACTGTGCACCGCATGGATCAGATGACCTTGGGGATCAGCAAGCTAGAGACGAAGATAGAAAGGAACGAGAACAGTATTGAGCGGATCATTGATGTCATGACGCGAGAGCTACACATCTCGCCAGGGAGGGTGAAGCAATGAGAGTGATCGTGTTGTTGTTAGTCCTAGTGTGGGCCGATCCTGCGGAGGCTAGGGGTGCACCCTCAGGATGCCCCTCAAGGCTCTGGTGCGGATGTTGGCTGGCGCAACAGTTTGAGATCGTCGGAGCGCAGGCTAGGAAGCTGTGGCTGGCTAGGAACTGGCTTGAGTACAAGAGGGTGCCCATCGCTCCCGGAACGGTGGCGGTCTTCTCGCGGGGCAAGCGTGGTGGGCATGTGGGGAAGGTCTTGGCGGTGAAGCCAGGGAAGGTCCTGCTGATCTCTGGAAATGACGGAGGCCGGGTCCGCACCCGCTGGCGATCAACCAAGCGGCTCATTGGTACCGTCTCTATTACGGTCTTTGCCAGCGCGGTACACTCTCGCTCCGCTGCGCTTATCAACCGCGATCACTTCCAAGGAGCCGGAGAGTTTCATGACATCGAGTACGCGCATGACGCTGTGGGCGGGGACGCGCTCGCGCGTGAACTTGACCAAGTCATGCTCATGAACACCCTTACCCTTGTCGGCGATCATTAGGAAGTTGTGGATCTCCTCCATCGCCTTGTTGTCACCTCCGGTTGCACCAGCGCGGAACACGTCGGGCATGTAGGTCTCGGCTTCGCAGAGCCAGGCTAGAGCTTGATCAAAGTCGGACTTCGTAAGAAGTAGTTGGTCTGACTTGTCAACAGCGGCAACCATAGAAAGCTTATAGAGGTGTGTTCGCCTTCTGGTGATATAGTGAGTGAGCTTCGGGTGGCTGGGCACAGGAGGCTCACCCGCTGCGCGCCAGGCGTTGACAGCATCTCTGTAGTCACCTGTAACCGCAAATTGTCCGGTAAGAGAATTGATCGCCTTAAGATCATGGAGGAGCTCCTTGCTTAGGGGTTTCGAGACCGTGGCGAAGTCATCCCCGACGATCCGTTCATCTGAGAAGATCAGGATGATCCGAGAGGTGAAGCCCTGGTCCCAGGCGTTCTCGGGCATGAAGTTGAGTAGGTTCGATGGAGTGGTGCCTGAGAGAATCGATAGCTGGGGGGATTTGATCTTGATCTTGAGTTCCTTCCCCCGGCGGTGCTGACCATAGGGGTCGGCGTCGTAGAAGGCTGAGAGTACCCCGATCATCTCGTTGTCGTACTTGTGCATGAACGCGCCGAGTTCGTCAGCGGTGACGAGCATGGAGTTGTATTCGAGGTTGCCGGTGTCGAGTTGGATGATGTTGCGCTTTGAGTCGACCAAGGCGTCTACGAGGCTGGCTGCCGTCATCGACGTTGGCGAGAAGTGGAAGTCGGGCATCTCAGCGGCGTAGGCTTTCGAAGCACGGATAGTTCTCGTCTTACCGACGCCGGGATGGCCCACCAGAAAGACGTATAGGTTAGGATATAGGCGGGATGAAGTTGTGAGCCAGACCTTCTGCTCAAGCGACGCTGCGACCGTAGTGATCGCGGACCAGCGTCGGAATAAACTCGGTGAGTCGAGATTGTCGGCATAGTTAACGAAACTTTCTATCCAAGATGTGCACTGTCTCGGGGCGCTTCCTCCGATCCCCAGGGCTGTAGTCTTTGAGTCCCTCGGGATTAGCTTCACTATAGTCTGCGCGGTTCCATCCGGTTTTTGCGTCATAGGGGATCGTTAGCTCCCGTCCATGCTGGAGTGGTATGGTGACCTTAAGCTGGTCGAGGATCTTTGGGACGATTTCATCTTCCATTTCGGCTGGGTATTGGACGGTTACGGCGTCGTGGTCGTTCATGTAGAGAAGGGCGTCGCGCGAGCGCCAGACATTGAGCATCCCCTGGTCGACGATCTCGGCTAGGGAGCATTGGGGATCGAAGGCGATGGCTTCGCGCTTGGTATCGTCAGAGGTTCGTCGTCCCCAGAAGGTGCGCTTGCGGCCGGTTAGGGAGATCAAGACCCCTTTGGAGCGCATGGTCTGCTCAACGTGGTGTTGCCAGCGGAGGTGGGAGGGGTAGGCCTTGAAGTAGGAAGCTTGGAAGTCCTGTACTACAGAGATGGGGAGTTGGCTCTGCTGGGCTAAGGTCTGGGCCAGTCCGCCGTAGTTGGAGCCGTGCCCAAGCTTCTTGCAAAGGAACCGCCGATCGTAGTGGCGAAAGAAGGGTTGCTCTGCAAGCTTCTTGTCCGACTTAGGATCTCCAGTCCAAGCAAGATCAGGCCAGCAGAAGCGAGCAGCAGCTGTGTGCACATCACCACTATCACAAGCATCAAGGTAGCGGCTATCGCCGAAGAGGTTCCATTCAACCGCACCCACCACATAGCTCTCTCCACTCTTGGCGTCGAACTTCCCCAGCTTCATTCCCGGGTCGGCGATGAAGAT